CTAAGTACTAATTATGAAACAATGTAAAATAATCGTCAGGGATGAAGTCAATGTAAAGATTGAAGGTCTAGAATTGACTGAACGTAAATCCCTAGTAAAAATGTTTGAGTACGAAGTGCCCGGTGCAAGGTATCTTCCCGCGGTCCGTCTAGGTAGATGGAATGGTAAGGTTAGTTTCTTTAGTCTCGGTGGCAGTAGTTATGTCAATCTACTACCCGAAATACTACCCTTCATAGACAGCCGAGACTATGATATTGAACTAGAGGACCTTCGTACATATAGTACAACATTCAATTTTGTTGAAGTGTCCGAGGATACGTTCAAACACAAGAATTGGCCCGAAGGTCATCCAATTGCAGGACAACCAGTTGTATTGCGTGACTATCAAATATCAATCATTAATGAGTTTTTAAAGAATCCACAATCACTACAAGAAATTGCTACGGGAGCAGGTAAGACATTAATCACAGCAGCATTGAGTTGGTCTATTGAAAGTTACGGACGCAGTATTGTTATCGTCCCAAACAAAAGTCTTGTAACACAAACCGAAGCAGATTACATTAATCTAGGATTAAATGTTGGTGTGTACTTTGGTGATAGAAAAGAATACAATAAGACGCATACAATCTGTACATGGCAAAGCCTTAACAATATGCTTAAGAAAACAAAAGCAGGTGAAGCAGAAGTTGAGATTAGTGACTTCTTAGAAGGTGTAGTTTGTGTCATGGTAGATGAGGTTCACATGGCCAAAGCCGACGCACTAAAAGAATTGCTTACTGGCGTAATGAGTAACATCCCAATTCGTTGGGGATTGACTGGAACTATACCTAAAGAAAAATTCGCAAGTCAAGCCATCTTTATTAGTCTTGGCAATGTTATCAACAAATTATCTGCTAGCGAATTACAAGATAGAGGGGTATTGGCACAATGTCATGTAAACATTGTACAACTACAAGATGGTGTTGAGTTTAGTAATTACCAATCTGAACTAAAACATTTACTTGAAGATGATAAACGATTAAATAAAATTACTCAATTGGTCGATGTGATTAAGAATAGTGGCAACACATTGATATTAGTTGATAGAGTAGCAGCAGGTAAAGAACTACATAATAGGTTAGCCGAACTACTACGTAATTTTAAAACAGAATATGATGTTGTATTTGTATCAGGTAATACCGGTATGGATGAACGCAAAGAACAATATGATGAGGTTGCTACAGCAACTAACAAAATCATTATCGCTACATATGGTGTAGCAGCAGTTGGTATTAACATTCCCCGAATCTTTAATCTTGTTCTTATTGAACCGGGTAAGAGTTTTGTTCGGGTAATACAAAGTATCGGTCGTGGTATTCGTAAAGCCGAAGATAAAAATTTCGTGCAAATTTGGGATATAACAAGTAATTGTAAGTTTGCAAAACGGCATCTTACACAAAGAAAAGCATTTTATAAAGAGGCAAACTATCCATTTGATGTTGAAAAACTTACATATAAATGATACAATAACACTATGAGAATTTTAACCTTAGATAACGAATATTATAACTTAGAGACATTGCCAGAGGAGATAGATGATTTACGATTTGCGATACTAGATAACAGTAACCCAAGTAATGTAGATTATCATTATATCCCGTTAATATTTTTAGAAAGTTTTAATGCTCCGGCACTTGTATTGAAGATTGGTAAACACACAATTAAAATGCCAGTAGATTGGCAAATATTGATTGGTGAAAAAGAGCATGGCGATTTAGAAACATTGCCACTAACAAGTATCAATGATAGGGGGTTTAATGCGTTTGAGTTTAATCCGTTAACTAGTTTTAGTCCTACATTCTTGCCTATTGAGATTGTAGATATCTATCACGATGTAACATGGTATGCTCCCCGATTAAAGAACGGGCAGTTTCTGTGTGTACCGTTGAATGATGGACCTAAACCTGAATGTGTATATTTTGTAAAAGAGATTAGTCGTAATTGTGAGATAATAGATTACGCACAGGCATTCTAATGGCAACAAGAAAAGTAGCAGTCCCTGTTGAGGAAAAGTTTGACAAACAAGATTTAGACTTGTTTGAGGTCCTTGCCGCATTAGATAAGAAAGATTATGATTTCTTTGATAGACTATCACCCGAACAACAAAAAAAGTTTGTCCCGTTTACAATGATACAATGGCTAAGTGCTATTAAAGGTAGTGAGGGATTAAGTCGTTATTATGTAATGAGTACAGCAGAGTATGCGAACAAGTATCTGTTCAATGAGAATATTCAAAAGCATCCTAAACTACAATGGTTGATGATGTGTGCTAGTAGCCCGGGCTCAGGTAAACAATTCCATCAGTGGATACCTAACATCAGCCCTAAGGTAAGTAAATTACAAGCAGCAGCTAAACTAAAAGATATTAAAGAGTATTACAAGAAGATATATCCTAGAGCAGATAGTGATGATATTGACGCAGTAAGTGAAGCGTTTGTAGTTAATCAAAAACGCAAACTTAAATTAGCAGAATTGTTTCCTAATATGAAACTAACAGACATTGAGACATTAAATGAAACTATTACTGAAGAACAACTTAAGCAATATGAAAGAGACCTCGGCAATTAAGGCAGCAAAGTATGGCTGTGAATTTTGTAAGAGGGAGTTCTTGCGTGAATCAACCACGCTTAGTCATGTATGTGAGCAGAAGCGTAGATGGTTAGATAAAGACAATCACGGCAATCGTATTGGGTTTCAATGTTGGTTGGAGTTTTATAAAAAGAATACATCAAAACGAAAGAATCTTAAGCAAGAAGATTTTATTAAGAATCCATATTACATTGCGTTTGTTAAGTTTGGTAATTATTGTGTCAACATCAATGCGATAAATATTCCAAGATTTACTGATTGGTTATTAAAGAATCAAGTTAAGATTGACAATTGGTGTAGTGATAGTACATACACTAAATATCTAATTGAGTTTTTGAGACATGAAGATCCATTTGATGCTATACATCGTAGCATTGAAAAATGTATAGAAATGGCAAGTGACGCTAACATACAGCCACATGACTTATTGAGATATGGCAATGCAAATAAGATTTGTTATGCGATAACAACGGGTAAGATTAGTCCATGGTTGTTGTATCAAAGCGACAGCGGGGTCCATTTCTTAGATGGATTAAATGAAGGCCATGTTAAAATGATCATTGATTATATAAATCCAGAACAGTGGGCAATAAGGTTTAAACGTGATGCAGAACTTACGAAACGAATTAAAGACACCCTCGGTGAAGCAGGGTACTAGGGTTCGTATCCCTTGGATGAAAGGTGATACAATTAGTGATTGGGATGAAACTTGTATTTGGGCAATGGAACAATTTGATTTGCCGGGTGGGAAGTTTTACACACACATGACAGAAGATTATATGGATTTTGTATTTAAAGATGAGCGTGATGCGATACATTTTAGTTTAAGATGGTTATGAGAAGATGGGAAGATATACGACCGGGTTGGCATGAACGTGTTATTAAACTAGATGAAAACCGCCGGCAACTGCATCGTATTGAAATAATAGATTGGGTATGTAATAAAATTGAAAATTATGAAAGGCACACATTGTGCACCTGGGATGAATTTGAAGTAAGAATAAAATTTAGATATGAACGAGACTACATTTTTTGTAGTTTAAGATGGTAACAAAAACAAAACAAGTAACTTATAAATATGTGGCCAGATTATGGGGCGCAGACTATGCCGCCCTGTTAATTTGGCTACAAAAAAATATAGGCAAATTAGTTGCCGCTAAGCCTATTGTTGCCTGGGAAGGACAAGGTTGGTATATGATATTAGTACAAGGCAACCATGGAGACCCTTATTGTGATATACATTTTGTAAATAAGAAACATTTAAAACTTTTGGAAAAAGACTGGGTTGAATGATAAAGAAACGTGCCATGGCTAACAATAGATGGGTATCTGATTTAGCAAATCAATGGATAGATGAAATCAACGTGAAACGCCTTGAAACTGGGTACGCTGACAATCAACCTAATTGGCCCTACTGGGTACGTCCACACAACTACGATGAAAAAGAGTGGTATGACATGGACAAATGGT